CGGGAGAATTAATCAGCTTTTCCAGTTCGAGTACTTCGAGCGGCTCCGTGTTTGTTGTCGAAATGGGATGATTGGGGGACCATATATGTCTGACGAACGACAACTCTATGGGCTAGCTGAGCGAGAGCATTCCGCCGGCTATTCCCCCCTCCCGCTTGCCAATCCTCTTCCTCGTGAAGAGTTTGACGACACGTCGGCACCTGCACCGGACGATCGATACCGGCCGATCTCGCCGTCGGAGGCTGCGGAAGCGCCCGCCGACTCGCGCAATCGTCCGGTGCTGCCCGACGAGACCCCGCCGGCTGAGCCGCCACCCGTAGTTCGCGATTACAGTTGGGTGGGCGGCGAACACGCGGGCGAACCCATGGACCCTCGGCAAACTGTCAGCTCTGAGCAAGCGGCGTTTGACCTAGCGAACCAGCGGGAGGCCGAAGCCCTGGCGGCAAAGAACGCCGCCGATGCCGAGCTTCAGCAAGTTCTGGATCAGTTGAAGGCGGGTGATCAGCAGCCCGCGCCGGATCAAGTGGCTGCTTCTCAGCAACCCGAACCCCCAGTCCAACCACAGGCGGAGCAGACGCCGGAAAGTCGTGTTGCTGAGGCACTCAAGGATCCCGCTGTCTTGAATGCGGTTCGTGAAGAGGTGGGTCGCTACGAACAGCAGGCCGCGCAGGCAAAGCAGGCCTGGGAGTCTGCGGCTAAGAACAATGCCGAGCTGCTCATAGCCAATTTGGCTGCCCGTCACCCCGAGCTGCGTATCGGATTTGAGCACTGGCCGACGGTGCTAACAAACCTTGCCGCCTCCAACCCACAAAGGGCTCAGCAAATAACCTCGGAGCTACAATCAACGCGCCAGATTTTTGAGCAGGCTCTGCAGGCCGAGCAGAACCGGACTCAGCAGCAGCAGCAACAAATGCACCAATATGCGGAGACGGCTCGGAAGAACTTTCAGATTGCAGCTCGTACCGCAGACGCAGATTTTGACGGTTGGTGTAAATCTGAGGGAATAACCGACAGTCAGTTGGCGGACCTAAAAAAGGAAGCGCTGGTTATGCTCCGCGAAACTGGCATGACTGACGAGCAAATCTCGGCTGAATATAATTCCAACTGGATGCTCCGCAACGCCGGCGCTCAGCGGATTTTGGCAGACGCGGCCAGATACAGATTGAGTCTTCGCAATCTTTCCAGAAAGGTCTCACACCCGGTCCCGCCGTCGCAGCACCCAGGGGGCGGGCGTTCCGATTTTGCGGATGCGCGTGATTACAACACCCGCGATTTAAGCAACAAGTTAAGCCACACCGGTTCGATCCGGGATGCGGCGGCACTACTCAACGCACGCAGATCAAGGGGGCGATAAATGGAAGATACCCTACGCGAATTGTTGGAACGAACGGAGAAATACGACGGCCCCGGATACTGGGAAAAATACAAAGAGAACTATTTTATGAAGCTGCCGGCTGATCAGAGAGTCGCTGAACTCGCTGGGTGGGATAGACTCCTTGAGAAAGAGGTCCAACCAAGCCGAGAGACGGCAGACCTCATAACTCGGCGCAGAGAGATTGGCGCCCTGGATTCGTTGCTCCGCAGGGCCGGCCGATGAATCTGGCCGCTGAAATTGCCGCCGCTACCGCCCGCAACGAACAAGCTTTGGCGTCTACGATTGCTGTGCCAAAGCAAGAATGCGCCGAGGATGCACCGAGGCTGCTCAACCAATTCGCGGCCTGGTGCAAATCCAAGGGTGTTCCGGCGTGGCCGGCGGCACCATGTACGATTGCCGCATGGGTGCAGGCGCAAGATGCCGCTGGTATCAAGCCCGATGTCATTCTTCGCGGCGTCGAGGCTCTGGAAGCCGCCCATGTTAATCAACCGAATTGGAGCAATCCAATAGCTACGCCGGTTGTGCGTGAAGAACTCGGCCGCATTCTCCAAATGCAAGCGCCGAGAAGCTGGCCGGCTAATGACAAGACCAAGTTCTACTCATTACCCCCAGAAATTCAGGCGGTAATACTTAGAAGAGATGCCCAGGACACGAAAGTCGTGCGGCGTCTTCAAAACGATTTAGCAAATCTCAAGAAAGGTATTGAAAATGGACAAGTTCAAGAAATTGAATAAAGGCGGCTACGGCTCGGGACAATTTGATGACGGCGAGCTTGAGTTCTTAAAGCCGGAGCGTTCGCCCTGGGAAGCCTCAGCAAGCGGTATCGGTTACAACGCCCGCTGGAACGACGATTCCGGCCATGTCAAAGGCGCAAATTGGAACGACAGCGACGATCACGGCCTGCGCAACAAGCTTAGTGACGAACACCAAGAGGTCGCCCATCAGCGCCTCGCGGCGCTCATCGATGGCCAAGACGATCAGCCTGCTGGCAAGTGGCTCGGCGGCGGCGGGCCGGTTAGCGAGAACGCTGACGACAACAGCCCCGGGTGGAAAGGCAGCGGACGCAAGGGGCCGAGGTATGCTCCGAAGACTGGACCGCAAACCAACATGACCGGATGGAAGAAATAAATGGGCCTTCTCGCACGAAAGAAACAGCGCGTGCCGCAGGACCTGGCGGACGACATTCGCCGGGTTCGTGCGGAGATCGAAGCGTACGTAAGCGACCGAGTTGCAGAACTGAAAGGGGGCTCACTAAAAGACCTCCCCGCCGAAGTTCTGCGTCAAGAGCTTGTACGCTTCCAGTGTCCCTGCCGCTGCGCGCTCCGGTTAATCGAAAATGAGTGAGTTCTCATTGCCCGTCTTGGGCCTCGACACGGCGCGAGAGGTTCAGGTCGTTTGGGCTAACGGCAGCCCCGTGTGTGGGCTTCTCGGCAGTGATATCCGGGAAGCGCTCGCCCGCTGCCAGGCCGAAGAGGCTGAAGAGGCTCATAAGCAGTCATTACGCGATAGCGGCGTAGTTTTATTAGATGATTGGAGAAAGTGAATGGCGAAATACAAGGAAAACAAGGGCGGAAGAGGTTTTGGCGTGCTCGACAAGACCGACCGCGAATTTCTTACGCCCGACTTTGATAGCGAGACGCAGGTCGGCCAGAAGGCGGTCGGCATGTTCGCCACGGCGGATCGCCCACAAGTGGTGAACAACAAATGAGCCAATTTGTTAAGGGCATGACTAAGATTGGCGGCAGAACGGCTGGCTCTCGCAACAAGTACAGCAAGAAGTTCGACGATGATCTTCGTACAGTGTACGATGAACGAGGCATCGATGCGCTTCGTGTTTGCGCGGTAGAAAACCCAATCCAGTTTCTACAATTGTTTGATAAGCGTAACCCGGCCGAGTTTGAGATGGAGCGGGGCGCGATAACGCATATTAGCGACGAGATTCTTAATGTCCTCATTAACGAAGCCGAGCGAAGGGTCGCCCAACGACGAGCAGTTATTGAAAGCTTTGCAGTCGGAACGCCAGAGACGCTTCAGTGAATTTCGGCTAAAATATTTTGTCCAATACCCGAAACAAAAGGCGTTCTTTGATGCTGGCGCAAGGCATCGGGAGCGCCTGTTCATGGCCGGCAATAGATGCGGCAAGACCGAGTGCGGCGCTGCCGAAATGGCGTATCATTTGACGGGTCTTTATCCCCCCGACTGGGCCGGCAAGCGTTTCGATAAACCAGTAAGGGCCTGGGCTGCGGGCGTCACGGGCGAATCCGCTAGAGATGTTGTCCAAGAGAAGTTGATTGGTCCGCCGCTTCGTAGGGCGGACTGGGGACAAGGATTAATCCCCAAACACTGCCTTGGCGAAATCTCAATGGCGAAGGGCATCAACGACCTGATTGACTCGGTGTCAGTCAAGCACGTCAGTGGCGGCAATTCTGATTTGCAGTTTAAGTCGTATGCCGCGGGACGTGAGAAGTGGCAGGGGGTCGGTCTGGAGGTCGTATGGATGGACGAACAGCCGCCAGAGGACCTCTACTTCGAGGCCCTCAGCAGAACTAACGAGACCAACGGAATCGTTTATTGCCCCTTTACTCCCGTCGAGGGTGTCAGCGGCATTGTTCGAATGTTTCTCCAAGAGGCAGAAAAAATATGAGTCGCGCCATCATTACGGCTACGATAGACGATGCGCTACATTTCACTGATGCACAGAGAAAAGAAATCATAGCGGCATACCCGCCCCACGAACGCGAGGCGCGAGTTCGCGGTGTCCCTTCTATGGGCTCGGGGCGCATATTCCCGCTCGCTGAGGAACGCATTCTCATCGACCGTCGAGACTTCCCGGCGCACTTTGCAAGAATAGGCGGAATCGACTTCGGTTTTACTCATCCAACTGCCGCGGTGGAAATTGTCTGGGACCGCGACCAGGACATTGCTTACGTCACCAAAACGCACCGCCTCGCGGAAGCTAGTCCAATAATCCACGCAGCGGCTCTGCGCTCCTGGGGCGATCTTGTTTTTGCGTGGCCCCGCGACGGTAAGCGCGAGACATTGGAAGGTGCCGGTCTTCCCTTGGCAGAACAATTCCGCGCCAATGGGCTGAAGATGCTGCACGAGCACGCCCAATTCCAAGACGGCAGCGTCAGCGTCGAGGCGGGTCTAATGGATATGTTGCAGCGAATGGAATCCGGAAGGTTAAAGGTCTTTCGTCATCTAAACGACTGGCTAGAGGAGTGGCGTCTTTACCACCGTGAAGACGGCAAGGTGTTCAAAGAATTCGATGACCTGATGTGCGCCACTCGCTATGCGCTGATGATGCTCCGTTATGCGAAAACCAAATCATTTAACGACAAATGGCGTCGTCCAATTGAATACCCGCGCGCGAGCATCGCATGAACGAGGTTCACAAAGTAACGATACAAATACGCCCACCTCGCGGGCACTTCGCTGGCGAGGTCGCTGAGGGCTGGTACTGCATCGTTGATGGCTACCTCGTGATGACCGACCAGGAAGGCAAGCCGGTCGATAGCGAAAAACACACACTAACGCCTGGTGAGGACGCGAGGCTGAAAGCCTGTCGTCTGGTGCGCCGACGCCGTCCGGGTCCACGCGGCTTCGGCGACAAGCTGGTCTATCCGAAATTGAAATACTGAGTTTTGCGGCGGAGTTCTCGCTGTCCTACGCCGTAGAACGGCGGCACTTGGGCGTGCGTGATGCGGTCCAGGTGTTGCTCCGATTTAAGTTTGCGGGGGAGCTCAAGGGCCCCCGCTTACGGCCGATTCCGGCAGCGTGATGCGTCGGAATTGGAAGCTCGGGGCGCCGCGAGCAACGACGCTGCGCCCCACCGATACCTCGGGGCCTACCTCGCCCTGAGGAAAGGCGCGCGACGACCGTTTTCCCTTGCTCGAACGGTCTGGCGCGCTACTGGCTGCGGGGCCCCCTGACCCGCAGTTAAGGCCGCGCCCTTGGCCGGATGTACGTCAGGGCGCGGCCACGCTCGTTCTAAGGCTTGACGGCAGATAACATTTCGTCGCCAGTTTCCATACGGATGAACCACGTCGATTTCTTTTTATCGTACCGGAATTTGCTCTTTGCAAGCTCTGCGCCGTCGTGAACCATGAAACATGAGGTGATAGAATTCATCCAATAGCGCACTTTTTCACATCGTATTGTAAGATCGCGCAACTCCGCTGCCGTATTCGGAAGCTGAAGAGCGCTCAACCCCTTCTTTCCCGCAGTAAGCTTCTTGATATAGAATTTAGACTCTAAATTTTCCGGAGGTGTAAATCCAACGTACCAGGTACCATGGACTAAATTATTTCTAATGCTCGTTAGGTCCTCATACTCTCTGCTGATTGTGGCAATAACACCATTTATGATTTTTTCGGATTCATCATCTATTTTGTAGCATTTCCGCGCATCTTTGTCTTTTGCGACCTCGGCAACCAACGCCCTCATTATCTCGAACAAAGGCTTTGCGGTAAGTGCTTGATGATGGAGTGCGACACTTACGAAAGTCTGTTGGCTAGAATTAAATCCGGCAAGAATAAAGATGCAGAGTTCGCGGACA